CAGGGGTTCTTGCATACCAACTCATTTGATGTTGGACACCATTGTGGTCGATAAGCGAAAAGTCACCAGCAAATGTTACTGATGACATTAGCAGTACAAACATTGTTACTAAAAATTTCATTTATTCTTCTCATGATAAATCACGGGGCTTTTACGCCCCGTGAAAGTTAATATATTATTTGTCTAAATTGGTATAACTAAAATATCCTATAAACATCTCTTCCCAGCTTTGTAAACCACCCATTGCAGGCACAGAAGGATCTGGGTTACCGGTATTGTATACAGAGTTATCAAAAAGCCCTTCAACTACTACTCGCGAACCAGCTGGTAGAATCATTGATTCTCCTAAGCGATAAGTAGGTTGCCAAGCAAAGTTGTAATCAGCAACGTTGATAATTTCTTCAACTGAGTTATCAGGGTAAATTACACGGGCACTCATTGCTTTGCCACGGTAATGCATATGCGCTCTAAAGCCATATAGTTCTACTGTTTCCGGAAATACGTATGAAGCTGCTGCTTCATATTCCATATCTCCAGCAGGTATTTCAATCTGGTTCATTGGCATAGAAACTGAGTAAGTATGAAACTCATACTCTGGCTCAGCATCTTTATCAGCAAACCACAAACCTACACGAGTGCTGTCGGTAGTTTCCTGACCGAAAGAAGTGTAGTGGATGCTCATACGCAGTGCAGAGCCATCAGGCATAAACACACCAGTGTTAGCCGGGAACTCAGTTGCGAATTCTTTGCCTGGCGCATAACCTTCTAGAAATTCACGACGGTTATCGTTAACAGTTTCATCAATCATACCATCAGAAGCGTTTTGTCCGTCAGCTACTACATATGATAATAGATGATGGAGAACACGCTTGTCTCCGGGTATAAATTGAACAGCTTGAACCCAACGATCTTCACCGAACTCTAAAGGAATAACTGAGTCAATATAATCAATTACACCAGTAGCTGGAACAGTAAAGCTAGGAACTTCTACTACATAATCTGGTTCTGAACCATCATAGAACCATTCAGTAGTAACAGGTTTAACTTCGGTTAAAGGATCGACTTGCGCAAATACTGGAAGAGCTAATACTAATAATGGAGCAATAAATAAGTTTTTCAATTATGGTTCACCTCCTGTCAGTGACTATAAATTGTTATAAGTTATATTCGTCATATAAAATTTCGCACATTACTATATCGTGAGCTATGTCTTGCCATTCTTCTGACAATTCTTTATATTCAGGTGAGTCCTTTTTACCACTATCTTTAAGCTGTTCCATTCTATTACTTAATTTATCAAGCAATTCTTTTGTTTTACTCATCGAATGAATGGGTAAAAGTTTTACCATTGTATTCAAAGGTAACTATTTCACCACTTTGTTCTTGATATTCTACATCAGAGCAAATTTCTCTTTCAGTTATGTTAGGATTTTCTTCTGTAACGCGTCTACCTACACCAGTTCCAACTATTGCACCCAAAATAGTTGCAGCGGTTTTACCACTGCCACCGCCAACTTGATGTCCAGCTACACCTCCAATTATGCCGCCAATAAGAGCTCCTGCGCCCGCCCGCTCTTTAATAACGACTTGACGCATTTTACACTCTTGTACAACCTTAGTAATATACTTTGGAGTAACCCGAATGATTGATACGTCTGCAAAACTAATGGAAGGAATAAGCAATAACGCTAAGCCTATACGCATATTCATAATATCATTTTCCTATGACATGTAACTATATTATTTATACTAGTACCTAACTCACCTGATGCAATAGTTTCTACTCTAGGCATTCCTAAAAGTGCTCGAACTTCATCTCGAACTTCAGCAGTTACTGCATGGCCAAAGCTTTCTGGATCAAGTAAGCTTTTTAAAAATGACATAACGCGTGGATCTATTTTTTTATTTTCAATCATCAGGATATCCAATAATTTCGTTATAGATTGCTTTCCAATTATTAACTTTTTTAGCTCTAGTATTTCGATTAGAGTTATGACTATGCAACATCAAAAGCGAATTCAAACCCATGTCAATACCAAGCTCGGCATTTTCAAATTTGTCTTCAATCCAATAACAATCTGAATCTTTATATGGCTCTAATGCTTCATCTTTATCATAGCCACAACCAAGTAAGATAAATTCTTCAAATACTGTTTCGCCAAATACATTGCGAAGATTCTGTTTACGAAGTTCTTGCGCAGCAGGATCTTTACTAAGAGAACTAATGCAATGGAAAATATATCCGTGTTCTTCATGAAGTTTACGTACATATTTTACTGCATCTTTATATGGAGACAAGAATGCAATTTGAGCACTTTCATTAAAATGCTTAATAATATTCTTGGCCTCAAGACCAGACATATTATACATTTCGCCGATCTTATAACTAACAACGTTATTTTTTATAAAGCCTTTTTTTGCCATCCATCTATGGAAGTGATATTCCCAATCTAAAAGAACTCCATCACAATCCGTTAAAATAACTTTATCTTTCATGAATTACCACACAAATCATTACTAATCAGTTTTGCTTTAAGAGCTATATCATTTATAAACTTTTCTTTTTGGTTTTTAGGCAACATCATGATTGCATCAATAAGAGTGCCTGACACAATCTCTTTACCAAAAATTGTGTCATTGAGTTTATAAATATTTTTTCTTAAAGAGTTGGTTTCTTCACAAGCTTTATTAAACCTTTCTTGTGCCGACATTTTCATAATTAATTCCACTCATTATCGAATTTGATAGTTTCACGATATGTATCGCCAACTTCAATTTCTGCAATTTCACGTGCAGTCTTGACCATGATGTGATTATAGTTTTCGTCAAGAGCTTCAAGTTCTTTATCAGCTTTTGCATCAGCTTTAGCTTGAAGTTTAGCAATTTTTTTCTGACAATCTTGAATGAATTTGGCATTGGCCTTTTTCATTGAAGCTACAAATTCTGGGTTGCCTTGGATCTTATAAGTGGCTTGTTTGATCATTTCTATACGGTTCATATATTCATTCCTATTCATCAATTTATAGTACCATTATAAACAGGTTTTAGGACAATGTACAATTTATTTTCATTTATTTTTCGTAATAGAATCAATAACTTAGAGCACCACGTTTCTAAGTTATTGATTTGTAAGGAAATAAGAATTGTAATAAATTGTAACGAATATGATATAGGGTTCAATCTAAGTTATTGATTTGTATACAAAATAAATGTTAATAGAATCAATAGCTTAGAACTGCCTTCATTTCGTCAATTTTGCTATTTAGATATTCCATCTTTTTTTGTATAATGTAAGCTTTGTGAGTATTACCTAACTTTTGTAATTTTATCATAAAGTATTCTAATTCTCTAGAATCTTTTTTTAACCGCTCAATTTGTGGCTGGTATGACATATGAATATACCTCTAATTGATTATAAGTTAATGAAAGCAAAAGGTGTTAAGGTAACAATCTCCTCTGATGTTGGCGTTATAGAAAGTAAAAAGGATCATGGCCTTTTGAAAGCCATGATCCTTTTCGTTAGTATGAGTTATAAAATTTGCTCATAATTTTATTTATAAAAAACTAATCTTCGTCTTTAATTAAACCCGGAAATGCTTCTATTACTAATTTCTTAGTGATTCCTTTATAATGTGCAGTTCCTGTTTTTTTAATTAGCGATTTATCTTTCATGAGTATAAGCAACTCTGCTTCTTCTGGGTGCATAGTCTCGAGTAACGTTATAAACATTTTTTCTCTTTTAACGCTAGCCATGCTTTGCCCAGGACCATTCTTTACAAAGAACTTTAGTTTCTTAGCAGCGCGTTGAATAGCTGATGGAGTAAACCCCCACTTCTTAGATTCTTCTAAACTAAATGGAGGTCTACCTTCTGGCAACATAAATTCAACACTCGAATCCATCCCACCCTGCAATACTGTTCGTAGTGCAAAACTATTATTGTCTCTTAATATCTTTATTTTTTCTTCTTTAGTTGCTGCTTCTCCAGCTCTTTCTAGTACAACATAAACAAAACTAGCCATTATAAAAAATCTCCTACACTATCGATTAGTAATTTGCACCGCTTGGTAATTAAGTAATTAAGTACTCTAGAAGAATGTGGTACTTGAAAAGATTCATAAGCAGCAATTACTTCATTCTTTAGTTCTACAGGGGTTTGTGATAAATCAATCATCTTTTTATTTCTGCAATAATTTCTATATATCTCTTCGCCCATAACTGAGCGTAAGTCTTCAGGTGGTACAGAGAATTGAGCAATTTTCTTTTGAGTCATTGGCGATTGTCGAATAGAATCTACAAAGGTATTATCAGGGCTTAGAACATTTGGCACGCCATCTGACGCATCTCCTTTTAAAATATGCTCAAGGAGATATTGATTAGGATTCGAGTCTTCAATAAACTTTTTAGTCATTGGAGAAAATTGCCGAACGTTATTGTATTTCTGAAGTTGAATAAAATCTTTATCAGATGATACGATCATAACTCTATCGTGTTTACCAAACTCTTGAGTCGTTTCTACTAATGTAGCAATGACGTCATCTGCTTCACAACCATTAATACGAACAGTTTTGTATGGTAGGTTTTGACCAATTTCGTCAAATACTAAATTAATAATTCTAAAGATTTCATTCCAATCTAGAGGTGATTCATCTCTGCCAGATTTGCGAGAAGCTTTGTATTGCGGAAATACTTCTTTACGCCAGTTTGATGAATCGTTTGCAATTACCATCTGGCCGTATTCATCACGAAATTTTTTGTTATACATTCGAATAGAATTCAAGATCATATGACGAATCATATCTTCGCTGATCTCTATCTTTTGTACAATAATGTTTGCTATAGCAATTGCGTTATAATCTAAGATAATCATGATATACTCAAGTTTGTATTATATAGTATATTATACACCAAATCATATAATATGTACACTCATTTTTTAAGATGTTTTAAGTGCGATTTGCGTACTTTCACTTGAATCCAAGCATTATAGTACTCATCACTCAATAACACGTTTCGCTCAATTTGTTCTTTTAATTCTAAGTAAGCACATTCTGCTTTGGTTTTACATAAATGCAATATAGTTCTTTTAAAAGATTCTTTTCCTATATTGATTATTTCTGCTCCAAGCTCAGCTGATGATCCGTAATAATCTTTCCAATCGGACTCAACTTTATATCTTTTCTTTTTCTTATTCACCTGTTTAATTTTTGATGACCAGAAAAACTTTTTACCAATATATTTTCTGCCATTAGTCAAGTTTTCAATTAAATAAACAAATCCATATACTTCTTTATGGTTAAGTTCTTCAGGTAAATATAATGTATCTTTCAATAACCAGTGATTCATAAATAGTCCATAAGGTGTTTATATGGACTATTTATATTCCTTATTCGTCGTTAAAATCTAGCTCTTCTATTTGCTCTTCACCACAAAATGGACAATATACTGCTTCTAGATCGTCATCATCAGCTTCGTCAGAAATTACTCTATATAATACGTTACATGAACTACAAGTATGCTTCATTTATACTCCCCAAACATCTTTCCAATCTCCAGTAATTGCGCCTTTAGCATAGTCCGTTGCACGGTTTTCAAAGAAATTAGTATGCGTTGGAGCATTGATCATTTCTTCAACCCAAAGCAATGGATTCTTTTTTATTTTAAAAATTCCTTTTAATCCTAAAGAAATTAATCGCCTATCACAAATATATCGAATATACTTTTTAACATCATCAGCACTAAGATTTTCCATACTACCGGTGGCAAATGACAAATCAATAAACTTATCTTCTAACTCAACCATCTTCTCGGCAATAGTATATATCTTTCCTTTGAGATCATCGTTCCAGATACCAATATTTTCATTAATGTATTCACGGAACAGTTTGATCATATTCTCTGCGTGTAGTGTCTCGTCAACAATACTCCAGGTAATGATTTGTCCCATGCCTTTCATTTTACCGTGACGAGGAAAATTCAAT